AGACGTTTCAGAACTTGTCGCAATAAACAACCTAGTAAAAGACTTAAAAGGAACAGGAAGCACTACTAACAATACGAATGTTTGGGATAGCATGTATGCAGTTTATCCATTGTCCCCAACATCATTATCTGCATCTACTTTCAATTTAAAAGACACAACAAAGAATATTACTTGGTTTAATAGTCCTACACATGCGATTACTGGGATAACTGGAAATGGCTCCACAATGTATGGAAATACATCTTACAACGCTATCACAGAAGGATGGAGTGAATCAAACGTAGGTTTAACATATTCTGGTGAATATTTCCCAGAAGATTATCCGATAGGTTCAAGAATTGGAACACCATTTTTTGCAATTAGAAACGTTGGTGCGGGAGGAATAAAAGCCTCACTTATACTTTCACAAGTTCCAAACGCTGCACAATCACCATCAACGGCCAGAGACATCACAACGGGTTCAAGAACTTCAACCACTTCTAGTAAGATATTTACAAATGGTGTTGAAATAGATGAGTTTGTTACCCCAGAAACTAACATAATGCCAGATGGTGATATTTTTATACTTGGTTTAAATTTAAATAATTCGTTATTTGCAGCATTTGCAGGAGAAATAGACTTCGCTGCGATGCACACTGGTTTAACAAATAACCAAGCAAAAGACTTAGCAGATGCAATAACAAACTATAATACAGCAGTAAGATGATACTACTATTCGCAACAGACTTAACACAAAATGAAACACCAGCAATAGGTGATGGGAGTTTTTTGAAATTAACACCTTGTCAAGAAGGATGGTTTGCTTCTGATAATCACAAGGAATTGATTAATTCTTTGGGTTGGACATATACAGAGGTTGACTCAATTACGCCTTATAACCCTGATCCGTTAGAGATTTAAAAGTAACACGAATACCATAAGAGAAAGAGTTAATCTCGAAAATGTTACACCTCGTTCATGCATAAGTTATATATGTATGAAAGAAGCTAAATTAATTCTGAATAGTGTTAAGCGTTTACTTGGTCAAGAGGTAAAACTTGAAACCGCAAACCTTGACAACGGTACAGTTCTCGAAGCAGATATGTTCGAAGCTGGAAGTCCTGTGTTCATAGTAACCGAAGATGGACAAGTTCCATTGCCTATTGGCGATTATACTATGGAAGATGGGCGTATGCTAGTAGTAGCTGAGGACGGCATCATTGCCGAAGTTAAAGAAGCTGCTGCGGAAGAATCTCCAGAAGTGGAGGTTGAAGTAGAGGCTAGTTCTGAGCCTGAGTATGTAACGAAAGAAGATTTCCTCGCTGCGATTGGTGAGATCAAATCTTTGTTTACTTCTCAGCTTGAAATGAAAGCCGCTGAGGAAGTAGAAGTTGAAACTGAAAAAGAAGTGGAACTATCCGCTGCTCCAGTTATGCCAGCTGCTACTCCTATTAAACCAAACCCTGAGCGTGAGAATGCTAGAAAAGAGCAATTCACTTACTCGAAAAAACAAAGCCAAACCTTAGACGCTAAGTTGATGGCGAAATTCTCAAACCTTAATTTAAAAACATCTTAAAAAATGGCTACTACTTTAAATATCACCTCAACTTATGCTGGTGAATACGCTGGAAAAATTATTGCTCCAGCATTGCTATCTTCACCTACCTTAGATAAAGGTGGTGTTGAAATTATGCCTAACGTCAAGAAATCATCTGTTATTCAGAAGCTAGACACAGGCACTCTTATCGCTGATGCTACTTGTGATTTCACTGCATCTTCTAGTGTAACTCTTACTGAGCGAGTAATCACTCCGAAAGAATTACAAGTGAACGTTCAACTTTGTAAAAAAGATTTCGTTGATACATGGGAAGCTATCCAAATGGGATATTCTGCTCATCATGAAATGCCAAAGACATTCCAAGATTTCTTCTTGGCTAGAATGGCTGCAAAAGTTGCTAGTTCAAACGAGACTTTGTATTGGAACGGTGTAGCTGGTGCTGGTCAATATGACGGTATTGCTACAAAGATCGCTGCTGATGCCGCTTTACCAGCTGCTCAGGAAGTAGCTGGAACAACTGTAACGGCTGCTAACGTAGTAGAAGAACTTGGAAAAATCGTTGACGCTTTACCAGCTAGACTTTATTCTCAAGCTGATACTTACATCTACGTATCTCAATCAATCTACAAATTGTACAAGCGTGCATTGGGTGGATTCGGAGCAAGTGGATTAGGTGCTAACGGTTACAGAGGTGAAGGAAACAACCAAGACTTAGGCGATGTTCTTTTCGATGGTATTCCTTTATTTGTTGCAGAAGGTCTAACAGCTAATCAAGCTATTTGCACTCAGAAGTCTAACCTTTACTTTGGTACTGGATTGATGAATGATTGGAATGAGGTTAAGTTGATCGACATGAGCGACATCGATGGTTCTCAGAATGTTCGTTTTGTAATGCGCTTTACTGCTGCTGCTGACTACGGTTACGCAGAAGATGTAGTAACTTACGGAATCACAAATTCTGCTAACTAATTTATCTTAATTAATAATTGAAAGGGCGAGTAGGCAAGTGCTTGCTTGCCCTTTTTTAATACTAAAAAATATGGCTTGTGATTTAACATTAGGAAGGCTAGAACCATGTAAGGATTCTGTTGCTGGACTTAAAAATGTGTACTTTGTACCTTACGGTGATGATGGTTTAGCAATTAGCTACGATACAACCGATACAGATGTAATCGACTTACTAGGTGTAGCTGTTCCAGCTTTCAAGTATGAATTGAGAGGAACGTCTAGCTTTGAGCAGACCGTCAGTTCGTCAAGGGATAACGGAACAACTTTCTTCGAGCAAACATTAACTTTGTCTCTAAAGAAGTTGACTAAGGAAGACCACAAAGAAATAAAGATTCTTTGCTATGGTCGTCCTCATGTAATCGTTGAAACAAACAACGGTGATTTATTCTATGCTGGTTTAGAACATGGAATGGATGTAAATGGTGGGACTGTTGCTAATGGTACTGCAATGGGTGATTTTGTTGGATATACTTTGACTTTAGTAGGTCAAGAAAAAACTCCAGCGAATTTCTTAATCCCAGCTAGTGGTTCAACAATAGACGCCAAACTTACTGCTTTAGGTGTTACGGTAACTGTCGGAACATAAGAGCGTTCATATACCTATCTAAAAAGCCTCTGCATTATGTAGGGGCTTTTTTGTTACAAATATTTTTTTTCAAGTTATATAAGTATGATAGTATTAAACACATCTTCTGACGAACAGACTTTTACGGTCATTCCTAGATTTGAGCCTACGGCGACAATCACTATCACTTTTTTCAGTGAGCAGCAAAACAAGCAGACGCACTCATTCACTGACGATACTCCAAACTATTCAAACGGCTATCTTACAATTAACAATACTTATGATCCAGCTTTGGTTGATCAAAATAAGTATGTAGTTGAAATTAAAGAAACTGGTGTTTTATGTTGGAGAGGTAAATGTTTTGTAACCGATCAAACCGATCTACCAAAATTCACTATTAACGAAGGAGTATATGACGAGCCTACTCAATCAAGTAACGAGTTTATTATAATATGAGCATCAAGATCATCAAACTAGGCAAATACACAATGCCTACAATCTCAGAAAATAAGCGCGATAAGTGGGTTGCTTATGGTGAGGACAATAACTATTACGAGACTTTGTTAAAAGCAAAGGATTCGCCAACCAATAGCGCATTGATAAACGGTATTTCAGACATGATTTACGGCAAAGGTCTATATGCTACTGATGCCAATCGTAAGCCTGATGAATACGCTCAAATGATCCAGCTATTTTCAGAGGATTTAATGCGTAAAACAGCCGATGATTTCTATACTTATGGTGAGGCTTCATGGCAAGTAATTTATGATCAAGGGCATACTCAAATACTAAGCGTTGAACATATACCTATTCAAAACTTACGACCTGAAAAGTGCAACGAAGAAGGCGATATTGAAGCATATTACTATTCTGATAATTGGAAAGATGTAAGCAATAAGGATAACCCTGAAAGAATACCAGCTTTTGGAATGGGTAATAAAGGTTTAGAGATACTTGTGATTCGACCTTACAAAACTGGCTTTCATTATTTCAGCCCTGTTGAATGGCAAAGCGGAATAGACTATGCGTTTGTTGAAATCGAGTTAGCAAAGTTTCACTTGAATAACATCTTCAATCGGTTTAGCGCAAACATGATCATCAACTTCAATAATGGAGTTCCTAGCCCTGATGAACAGCAAATAATTGAAAGAAAAGTAAAAGGTAAATACACTGGAACGGAAGGTGATAGTGTGATAGTTGCATTTAACGAGAACAAGGAAGGCGCTGCAGACATTCAAACGCCACAACTGAACGATGCACACAACCAATATCAATTCATTGCAGAGGAAGCCGCTAGAAAGCTAATGGTATCACATCGAGTTACATCTCCATTGTTATTCGGGCTGCCTCAAAACGGTGGTTTAGGCTCAAACGCTGACGAGATTAAAATGGCTTCGCAATTGATGGATAACATCACTATTAAGCCGATGCAAAGGATTATAGTTGAGGCGGTTCAAAAGGTGCTAACGTTCAACGGCATTAGTCTCAATGTGTTTATGGGTACGTCTCAGCCGTTATCTTTCACAGAGATTGTGGTGGATGACGTAAATAATGACATAATACAAGAACAAGAAGGTATACAATCACAACCAAATCAAGATAATCAAGTGGATGATGAAGTTCAAAAAGACTTAATTCAAAAAGAAGCAAGCTATAATGGCGCTCAAATCGCAAGTGCGTTGCAAATTATGGAGGCTGTATCGTTAAAAACACTAACACAAGACCAAGCAATTACATTCTTAATCCAAATGTTACAGTTTGAGCCATCTGTTGCTAACGCCTTATTTAGTAATAACTCAGCAAGTGTGATCACCCAAATGAAATCTCAGTTAAAAAAAAACATGATTCCATTTTGCTGTTCTAAAGATGATGGCCTAGACTTAATTGCTGATGACTTGATCGAAATGGGTGAGGATATTACTAACGATTGGGTATTAGTTGACGAACAAGAAGTTGTTTACGAAGATGAAAAGCAAAGCCTATTATCTAAGGCGATCAATTTTGTAAGCACCGGAACAGCAAGACCAAACTCTAAAAGCGAACAAGATGCTGTTATCAATGGTGTACAATACAAGACACGCTACATCTACGCACCTCAATCGGTTTCGCCTGACAGTCGGGAGTTTTGCCGCAAGATGGTTGCAGCAAACAAGTTATATCGCAAAGAGGACATCATCGCAATGGATGATAAGGCTGTAAATCCTGGTTGGGGTGCTGGAGGCGCTAACACTTACTCAATATGGAAATTCAAAGGCGGAGGCGCTTGCCATCATAAATGGATGAGGCGAATCTATAAGAAAGTCGGTGAAGAAGGAAGTATTGATGTAAACAATCCAAACGCTGAAACGATAAGCACTAACGCAAGTGAAAAAGAAGGCTATCGAGTGCGCAACCCAAAAGAGGTGGCAATGAAGCCAAAGGATATGCCGAATGAAGGATTTTTAAAACCAAGAGGATAATGGCAAAGGCGCTACTTATAACGAACGATGATCTGCTTAGATATTCTAATCTAAGTGGAAACGTGGATACTGACAAGATTATTCAGTACACTTCAATCAGTCAAGACATACATATTCAGAACTTACTCGGAACTGATCTACTAGAGAAAATTCAAGCCGATATTGTTGCTAATACTTTGTCGGGTAATTATCTGACATTGGTAAACACTTGGGTTAAGCCAGCGTTGATACACTGGACATTGGTAGAGTTACTACCTATGGTTGCGGTCAACGTATCTAATGGAGGTATTTACAGGCACGCTCCAGAGAACGCACAAGCGCTAACCAAAGAAGAAGTAGATAGCTTGGTAAGTCAAGAACGCGATTTTGCTGTTTATTACTCGAATAGACTTGTCGATTACTTATGTAACAATAACTCTTTATTCCCTGAGTATTCTACAAACTCAAATGAAGATGTTAATCCGTCAACCGATAATAACTTTTGCAGTTGGGTACTTTAAAAAAAACATATGAGCCTAAAAAGGAAAACATCATTAAGTTGATGAAATACATCCAATCAAAAAAGAAAAAAAGCAATGACCTTAGACAATCAAGATAAAAAATTGATCGAAAGCACCATTCCAAAGTGGTTAGTTCCAGTATTACTCACAATTGGCGGTGCGACATTGTCTGTTGGTATTTGGGCTGGTACAGTATCAAATAAGGTTGATGAGGTTGAGCGTAACCAAAGGATAAACACTCCGATCATAAATACTCAATTGGTAACGTTAGAATCTATTAGAACGGATGTTAAGTGGATTCGTATAGAGGTTGAGAAGCAAGGTTATCAAATAATGGATATGAAGCGTGAAATGAACACGATAAAAGATAGCAAATGAGCAGCTTTGACAAGTTTATAGAGAAAGTTTTAATCCATGAAGGTGGTTATGTTAATGACCCAACCGATAATGGTGGTGAAACTAATTGGGGTATATCCAAAAGAGCATATCCAAATTTGGACATCAAAAACTTGACAAAAGACCAAGCGAAAGAAATTTACAAACGCGACTATTGGGATAAGAATCATTGCGATAAATTACCGAGTGGCGTTGATTATATACATTTTGATACTGCCATAAATGCTGGCGGTTCTCGTGCCGCTAAAATACTTCAAGATGCTTGCGGTGTAGTTGTCGATGGAATCATTGGAAGTAAGACAATAACAGCGGCTCAATCATTGACAGCGGAAAGGTACTTGTTATATAGAATGTATTTCTATTGCCAAATCGTTCGAAAGAATAATTCACAAGCTAAATTCATTGGCGGCTGGAGTAATAGGTGTATGGATATTTTGAAAGTGGTTTAGAAAATTTAAGGATAATGGATATACCTACCGAAATAATAATTACTATTCTCGGTGCTTTGGGTAGTGGCGTTGGTGCTATTTTAGTTTACATTAAAAAACGATTGACCGAACTTGACGTATTGAAAAACGAAATTACAGATTGTAAGGTGAGGGTAGCCGAGTTAGAAACAGAAAAGAAATCAGTCCGCGAGTACATGAAAAAACGAGCAAAGAGGGCTACTAAAAACTTAAATTCAGAAGATTATGATTAGCACTAAATTGGACAAGAACTGGAAAACCACTACTATTGGTGTTCTTTTATTCGGGGTTGGCTTCATTTGGAAGATTGACTGCCTTTGGTTGACGAAAGGATGCGATGACGCATCTACATACAAGATTGCTATTTTGTTACTTGCTGGCCTTGTATTTCTATTCCTTGACGAAAAATACATCAAGTCGGCTTTGAAGCGTTTAGTCGATAGCGCAATCAACAAGTTTAGTAAATAATCACCTCTTGGATGGTATCCTTGAGCCGAGCCTAACAACAGCCTAAATAATAATAGGTGATGCGTTGGGCTTTATTTTTGTAAATTCGTCAAAATGAACTAGCTATGAGTATTAACACAAAGCACTGGATAGGGCACATTTTAGCGATTGCAATAATCGTTTACTTGGCTCAACTCATTTTAAGCGCTCCTAACGAGGTTGAGCAGCAATCTAGTATAATTAAACAGATGCAGCAAAAAAACGCTACCTTGCGCACTGAGAACGATTCTATTAAGGTTTTAGCCGCTAATCTTATCAAGCAAGTAAATGCACCTAATCCACAACCAGAAATTAAAATCAAATACATAAGCCGTAATGAACAAATTGAAATGGCTGATAATTCTACCCTTGTTGATGCTTTTATTGCAATCGTACAAAGTCATAGGGCAGAACGACTTGCAGAGAATAACGAATGAAATGTTACGCGAGGTTCAGCACATGAACAACCACATCATGTACTTAGAAGAAAGTCTTGATAGCTGTTCTACTCGATTGGATAAAGCAAAAGCCGCTATTGCCATGAAACAATTTGAAATCGACAACCTAGAGTTTATAGATGATCAAAACATAATGATCGTGAATGAACAGCAAGGGCAAATTCAAAACCTTGAAATGACGATCAATAAGATGAAAGGCAAGGATAATCTCAAGACTAGGCTGCTGATATGCACACCAGTTATAGCGTTCTTGCTCGGAACACTTACTAACAATATAACCTTACAATTATAGAAATGGCTAGAAAACAAAAACTGACTGGAAAAGTAATTTGCGATTTATTGGATCAATATCCAAATTCATACTCATTATCAATAGCAAAAATTGCTTACAGGGATAATCCGCTTTTATTTAATGACGTAGAACACGCTAGAGCTATTGTTCGATACTATCGTGGAGCGATTGGTAAAAAAACAAAAAGCGAACTGCGTGAAACCAAATACTTAAAAGATTACAGCACTAAGGAATACAATCCTTTAGGGCTTCCCGATAGCGATGAGCGCGAATGGCTGCCATACTATCTTTCTAATGATTGTAAGAACGTTTTGTGGATGAGTGATATACATCTTCCGTATCATTCAATAGAAGCGCTTACGGTTGCTATAAACAAAGGATTGCAAGAGAATGTAGATACTATCTTTTTGGGGGGCGATACATTAGATTTTTACCAGCTTTCGAGGTGGGAAAAAGACCCAAAGAAAAGGCACTTTAGCGATGAGATGGAAATGGCTAGAGAATTTTTAACAAAATTGAGACAACTATTTCCAAATGCTCGGATTTACTTTAAGGAAGGCAACCACGAAGAACGCTACGAAAATTATCTAAAAGCGAAAGCCCCAGAGTTATTCTCATGCGAAGAATTTAGACTAGAAATATTGTTGAGGCTAGGTGAAAATAGAATCGAGTGGATAGGAGAGAAGCGAATATCTTACGTTGGAAAGCTACGACTTGCTCATGGTCATGAGTTTGGTCGGTCGGTATTTAGTCCAGTCAATCCAGCTAGAGGTTACTACATGAAGTCTAAACAATCTATGATGGCTGGGCATAACCACCAAACATCTGAACATACTGAGCCAAATCTCGATGGAAATATAGAAACCGTTTGGAGTACAGGCTGTCTATGTGAACTTCATCCAGAGTATATGCCGATCAACAAATGGAATCATGGCTTTGCGATCATCAAGGTTTTGCCGAACGGAGATTATAACGTTAACAACTATCGAATCCACAAAGGAGAAATTCTTTAACTCTCGTTCCTTTAGTGTCAATGGTTTCATGTTGGTTCAGTTCTTTGTAGTAGATATACACAATTGTTGTAAGTAATGGCGACCTGTGTCTTTTTTGGATTTGAATCCAATAATAGTATCATAATTTTGGATTTTTTTCATCCATATTACGTTGCTGCTCTTGGTGGTATAATTTAGCAAAGTGCATTAATGTATTGTCATATTCTTCAGGTGTCATTTCTAAAGAATCTCTTTCGTTATTCAGTAATCGTCTGTAATCTTCACTTGTCATTTCAGCTTAGTTTTTGTTTATTGAATAAGATAGACTATTGTTGTGTGTAATACTACCTTAGTGCATTTAAAAAAGAGTAGTTTGAATACTCGGTTTATAAGATGCGTCATAGTTTTTGTTTTGACCTTTTGGATAAGGTTTTATTTCAAATAGCTTGTTTTTAACAAAAAAATTCTTTTGTTTCTTACTTCCACAAAAAAACACATATCTATTCTTAGGTGGTCTTTCTACTTGATATAAATCATCTCCATATTTTTCTTTTAGTTTTTTAACTCTGTCTTCTTCAAAAGCAAATTCGTCCATTAAAGTTCTGCTGTGTATATGTTCCTTTCCTTTTAGCTTCCAATCTTTTTGCGTATGACTTTCTCCAGTAAAGTAAAAATTTGTAGCTTGGTAAATATAACCATTATGCCCAAAAGATTTGTCAGCATAAGAAACAACAATTAAAGGTTTTGGGAGCATCTTTAAACAAGAAGAAACAAAAAAAGATGTAGCGTTTTTTTCTAAATCATCATTTGTTATCAATCTATTTAATTCATATACTAAATCCATATATTTTTCGCCACAAATAGATTTTTTCATCTGCATCGGTATAGCATTCCCAAAAGTGCAAACGCCAACTAATTCAATCCCATCGTACAAACCAAAAGAATAAGTGAATGATGTCATTCTTTTTAAATAATGCTTTTTAATCAACCACTCTTTACAATCAGATGTAGAAACTGATTTTACTCTATATTTATCTTTTACGCTCATATTCTTTATTTTTAAAACTACAACAATGGCTATACGGCATTAAAACGACTGTTTTAGCCAAGCCGTTAGGCAAAATTGCCTTCATACATTTACCACTTCAATATACGACTTGACTTTGTTTTTTATCGCTTTTAAGATGTATCGATTCATGATTATCACATCGAAGTGTTTACCTTCTTCGTAAACGTTAATTGCGTCTCCATAAACTTTGATTCGGGGTAAAACTAGGTTTACTATGTAGCCGAATCTATCAACCCAGTACGAGTTAATCATGAATGAAGCGTGAACCTCATAGGTGCAATTAACGACTTTGTTTTTTTCGTCCATCTGCAAGAAGTTAAACTTGAACATCACCGAAGTTTGAACGGTGCGTCCTTTTCTTGGCACTTCTATTTGATTGACATACTTATTGTTGATCGTCAATGTAGATTTTTGAATATTGGTAATGATAACTTTTGTATCTTCGCTAGGTGTTATTCTCAACTTTTTCATAGGTTAGTTTTGTTTAGTTTGTGGAAGCCTCGATTTGTTCGGGGCTTTCTTTTTGTTTGATAATCTCCCAATGTGTAACATCGAGGCAGCTAGTCCACATATATGAATAATGGCCGACTTCCCAATTATCGTCAGCGACTACAACAGTGCCAGTAGTTTCGTCTGTAAAATCGACCACAAGCGTTGAGCCGTAGCCGATGAACTTTGCTTGAAGTGGAAAGTTTGCGCTCATTTTAACACTGAATTATCAAGTTTAACAAATGCTTTTAAAATGTTGTGATAGCTGTCGATTGTGTTAGCTTCCTTCAACGTCCATTCAGATGAGCCTGTAAACTTATTAATCAAAGTTCTAGCGTCTATGTTCAGACGTTTGGCTAACCATTGTTTGCTAAAGTATGCGCTCAATTCGTGCGCTTGTTGTGTGCAGTTCATGTTATTAATATTTTGACAAATGTAGTACAAACTTTTTACATCGCAAGTATTTTTTTATTTCAATAAATGTAACTTCGATTTGCATTGAATCATTTTTATATTATCTTTGCTCTACTAAACGAAACAACATGAAAACAATCGAAAAGACATTCTATCGAATCTACGACCACGAAGGAGATGTTTGCGCAGAGTTTGAAGATTTACAAGAGGCAGAAGCATCATTGGAAGAGGATAACGCAACAGCTAAATTCTACAATGATCCTTTATACACGCTAAAAACCGAGATTCAAGAAGTCGAGGTTGAAGATGAAGGTCGCGATCCTGACGATGCTTACGAAGCATGGAGAGAAAATCAAGAGTTTAATTAATCAAAATCAATATATAATGAGTTCACTTAATTCACTTTATTTAAAACTAGACACGCTTAAAACTATCGTTAAAACTTTAGAAGCAGCTAACAATCCGGGAGTAGAAATTACCATCAACATTAATGATACTGGTAACGCCTACGGTAAAAACATAAGCGCTTGGATTAGTCAAACCAAAGAACAGCGCGAAGCAAAGAAACACCGATATTACGTTGGCAATGGAAACACTTTTTGGACTGACGGTAATATAAATGTCTGCAAAAATCAAAGCAAAGAAAACACAGACAAGGGATTGTCAACCGATGATCTTCCGTTTTAAACGAAACACCTATGAATAAGAAAGAATTTCTACGAGGCATATTTGAGAAGTATAACCTCAGCAAAGACGAAGATATATTTGCCCTTCATGGAACGGCAATTATTACTAAGACTGGAATACAAAAGATAGCATCGAAGGAGAAGTTGAACTATTCCTTTGATGTTATCAAAGTTGAATCAGAATACTGCGCTGTAAAATGTACGGTGAGTTCAGACAATAAGGTTTTAGCTGTCAGCTTTGGAAGTGCTGAAAAAGCAAACGTTAAGAACGCACAAAAGTACTACCTTGAAATGGCTGAAAAGAGGGCGAAGGCTAGAGCGATACTAATAGCGATAGACGCTCATGGTTACTTATATTCAGAAGATGAAGCAGACGACTTTAAAAAAGGAATAAATGGATAATTTTGAGCAATTTTGGAACGAAAACTTTGATCAAGATGGCGGCATGGATAACGAGCAACGTTGGCTTATTGCCGACTTACTCGACCAAGTTACTATGACTGACGAAGAATTAAACGGCATTAGATTAATGCTAAATCAATCGCCTAGCTTTGCCGATGCTACTCAATTAATTGGCTATCTATACGGAAGGCTTCCTAACCCAATAACAGAGCGAGGTAGCTATTCACAAAAAGATTTGACTAAACACATCAAAAATATCTCTGGACTATGAAAGACTATCGAGATGTAATTAAAAGGATGAACGAGTTGGTCAATCGCTACCATAAGATGAAAGAGTTAGACGGACACGAAATGGCTTTGATTCTAAAAGACTTCACCTCTGCGCTTTACTATTTAGAAACTGTACGTTCTGATATACATCACCAATGGCAAAGCAAAGTAAAAGCGTTGATTGAAGAAGGAATGAGTGTGTCTAGGTCAGAGAACCAAGCGCACGTTGAGTTTCCTGAGATGTATGAACTAAGACGATTGATGGATTCAGCCTATGAAATAGTTGGTAGCATAAGAACAAACATTTCGCTTATCAAACACGAACAAACATTAGGCATTGAGAATAATTAAACTAGCAGTTAAACTACTAAACAAAACGACATGAGCGAAATGAGCAGACACGCCTTTGATAGAATAGTAAATGAACTACCAGAACGTAGGGCGAAGGTTTACGACACCATTAAGCGCATTGAAGCACGAAACTATAAGCCGACAATAAGGCATATTGCGTACTACATGAAATCCGAAAAAAATGAGATTAGCGGACGATTGACTGAACTCCAAGACTTAGGTCTAATTATCGACACTGGAGAGGTTATCTCTCGCGCTAGTGTTTATCGAACCACAACCATTGACGAAGTACCAGAACTACAATCACAACGTCAGTCGATGAAATTTCAAAACGACATTACTAACTTTTTAAAAAAGCATCGTGATCGATTAGACCCATCAATAATTTTAGGACTAGAATTTTACCTATGAAAGAACATAAAATAACATACCAGCAAAAGGTACTGAAACGGCTATGTTCAAATGTTGAAAGGACGGCTGTTGATATTCAAGATGGAACTGACTTAACCATGAAACAAGTAAGTATCGCAATATCTTCCTTATTGGATAAAGGAATGATTCAAGTCGTTGGTCAAAAAAGATACGGAGGCAGACAATATGTGAACATTTACAAGAAAGCTAATATAGCAGACCAATATGTTTTAAGTGCTTATCGGCATCGACTACCATTTAAAGCGGCTATAAAACACAAAGAATACCCATTCAGTTATAACGAAATGCACTATGGTAGGTCTGGGCATAAATGGTCTTGGTGGGATGTAAGAAGCGAAGCAATAGAGATAGGCTACAAGGTAAATTCAACAAAAAACAAATTACCATTTAACTACGTTAACGAATGAAACAAGAACAACGTTTACAAAATCAAGTTTGCGACTATTTGAGACTGCAATATCCATCGGTCATGTTTATGATCTCACCAAGTGGCATCAAGCTAACAATAGGACAAGGTAAGAGCCTTAAACGTAATCAAAACCCATCAAAGGGTTGGCCTGATTTATTGATATTTGACAAGGGTAAAATACTATTTCTTGAATTGAAGCCAGACGGATATGAATTGTACAAAAAGGATGGTACACTTCGGAAGAACGAACACACCGATAATCAAAACGAAGTTCATCAAATGTTGCACACTAGAGGATACAAGGCTTGCTTCGCGGTTGGCTTTGATCAAGCTAAAAAAATTATTGACGAGTATTTAAAAGAATAGTATATTTGTGTTTTAAACATCGACCAAATGACAAAATTTTTATTATATCCCCTATCGTTTGAGCAGCTTTGGTCGGTGTGCGCCTTCGGTAGGGGATTCTTTTTAACATCGACTAATGAATAGTATCTATTACCACCTGAAGCGAGCAGAAGTTTACTGCTACATTAACAAGCTAAGAAGGTTGAATCAACCTGAAACCGCTATGGATTATCTAATACAGCAAAGCTATCAATTCAACTTACGCAAGGCTT